AGGATATGGATGACGAAAAAACAAAATCTCCTACAAGCTCAGCAGGCCTAGCACGTAGAAAACAAGAACTAGGAATGGAAAGTCAACAACTTAACGTTCAAGAATTGGCAGAATTTATTCACACATTTTATGATCGTGAAGCAGGCACATTCCCTAAAGGCCCAGAAGGCGTGGTTATCATGGTAGGCAAGAAGTTTGGTGAACAGGCAGAAATGGTTGCTCGCAAAATGGTAGAAAGAATGGCTCCACAACAACAAGATCCACAAATTGCAGAATTAGCACGTATTAGAGAATTAGCAGGCTATTAAGATTGTTCGTTGCAGTTAGAGTCTAGTTAACTCTATTAGATTGGGCACTTAGGTGCCCTTTCTTTTGGCTAGATTGCTTGTCAACTAAATTACCAACTGCCGCGTTATATATATGTAGGGGTAGAAATTCCTACATAACCTAAAAGGAAACTTTAAAATGAAATCAGCAATCGCAATCCTAGCCACAGTGTTCGCAGTATCAGCATTTGCACAAGCACCTGCTAAGAAAGAAGAAGCCAAGCCAGCAGCACCGGCTGCTACAGCAAGTGCTCCAGCTAAGGTAGAGGCTAAGAAAGACGCCACTAAAAGTGAAGGTGCAAAGAAAGACGCACCTAAGGCAGACGCAAAGCCTGCTACTACCCCAGCGAAGTAATTTTGGGTTAGACGACAGTGACCTCATAATAGACGATGAGGTCACGTTTGGCCGTAATCTAAAAAGCAGAAATTTTGGTAAGGTAGTTGAAGATGAATTATCAGACTATGTAAAGTTTAGATTATGGCTAGCTAGACAATTAGCACTAGCAAAGTATAAGGAAAAGTGGGCTTGACCCGCTTTTTCTTTTGGTAAGATAAATCAAAAAAATAACAGATAATCATTGACCTTGCTAAATAAAAAGCGCATAATAATATATGTGCATAAGGCATATAAAACATTTTAGGCATAACATAGGAGGCATTTAAAATGGCATCACTCGCAGAAATTCGTGCAAAACTTCAAGAAGCACAATCAAAGTCTACAGGACAATCCACCGGCGGTGGAGACAACGCAATTTACCCACATTGGAATATGCAAGAAGGCAAGGAAGCGGTTATCCGTTTACTACCTGATGGCAACTCTGCCAATACATTTTTCTGGGTAGAACGTGCAATGATCAAATTGCCGTTTGCAGGTATCAAAGGTGAAACAGACAGTCGTCCAGTTCAAGTGCAAGTTCCTTGCGTTGAAATGTACAATGACGGTACAGCTTGCCCAATCCTGACAGAAGTACGTGGTTGGTTCAAAGACAAAAGTCTTGAGGAAATGGGTCGTAAGTACTGGAAGAAGCGTTCATACATCTTCCAAGGTTTCGTTGTTGAAGATCCTATCAAGGAAGATAAGCAACCTGAGAATCCAATCCGCAGATTTATCATTGGTCCTCAAATCTATCAAATTATCCGTTCAGCATTAATGGATCCAGAGTTGGAAGAATTGCCAACTGACTACCTCAAGGGTGTAGACTTCCGTATTGCTAAAACTAGCAAAGGCGGTTTTGCTGACTACTCTACATCAAAGTGGAGTCGTCGTGAACGCTCTTTAACGGAAGTTGAAGCAGCAGCCATTGAAGCTCACGGCTTGTTTAATTTGAGCGATTTCCTACCTAAGAAACCTACTGATGTAGAACTCAAGGTAATGAAAGAAATGTTTGAAGCGTCAGTTGATGGCGAAGCCTACGATATGGATCGTTGGGGTCAATACTTCAAACCAGCAGGTATGGGAGCCGCAACAGGTGATCCTCATCGTGCAACAGCTAATACATCAACCCCGGCTGCTAAAGCCAGTGAAGATTTTGATGAAGAGTCTGCTCCGGTAGCTAAAGCTGCACCAGCGGCAGCTCCGGCATCAACTGATGGTGCTAGTCGTGCGCAAGATATTCTTGCCATGATTCGCAATCGTCAGAAGTAATTGAGCTAAACATAGAGTGCGAGGCAATCTCGCACTCTCTTTCATTTCTAGGAAAATAATAATGGCAAAACTAACTAAATTAACAAAAGTAAATGAATCAATCACTATCAATCGTTATGATAATGCTTGGATGGTTGAAATTGGTGGACGAGATAAAAAAGAAGAGTGGAAGACCTCTAAAACAGTTTGCAACACAGAAGAAGAATTGATTGCGTTAATAAAAGAGTACAACGCAATGGACCTGGACAATTAATATGGCAAAAGCATTTGATATTTCTAAATTTAGAAAGTCAATCACCAAATCTATTGACGGTTTGAGTATTGGCTTTAACGACCCAACAGACTGGGTCAGCACAAACAACTACGCATTAAACTATCTTATCAGCGGAGACTTTCAGAAAGGTATTCCGTTAGGTAAGGTCACTGTGTTTGCTGGCGAAAGTGGCGCAGGTAAAAGTTTTATCTGTTCAGGAAACCTAGTAGCAAATGCACAACGAGCAGGTATTTTCCCAATCTTAATCGATACAGAAAATGCGCTTGACGAAAAATGGTTACATGCACTTGACGTTGATACAAGTCCAGACAAGTTGTTGAAACTTAATATGGCCATGATTGACGATGTAGCAAAAACTATTACAGAGTTTGTTGCAGAATATAAAACAATGCCTGAAGATGAGCGTCCTAAAGTATTGTTCATTATTGACAGTCTTGGTATGTTGCTAACTCCTACAGACGTTAATCAGTTTCAGGCAGGTGATTTAAAAGGTGATATGGGCCGTAAGCCTAAGGCACTGACAGCACTTGTTCGTAATTGTGTTAATATGTTTGGCTCATTGGGTATTGGTCTTGTTGCAACCAATCATACATACGCAAGTCAAGATATGTTTGACCCAGATGACAAAATTTCCGGTGGTCAAGGTTTCATTTATGCAAGTTCAATTGTTGTCGCTATGCGTAAATTAAAATTGAAACTCGATGCAGACGGCAATAAGACCACAACTGTACAAGGTATTCGTGCAGCCTGCAAGATTATGAAAACACGTTATGCAAAGCCATTTGAAAGTGTACAGGTTGAGATTCCTTATGAAACAGGTATGAGTCCATATAGTGGATTAGTCGACTTGTTCGAAGCCAAAGGGTTGCTCAAGAAAGAAGGAAACAGTCTTGTCTACACTACCAAAGACGGTGAGATTATCAAGCAGTTCCGCAAGGCCTGGGAACGCAACGAGAAAGACGGACTAGACATTGCAATGGCTGACATTTCAAAACACGGTGAAATTTCCACTTCTGAGATAACTACTACAGTTGAATCAGACTTGGAGGTCACTGAATGAAAGACGATTTAATTGCCGATATCTGGACATTAGTAATTGAACATATTCCAGAAAAGCACAGAAAAGATGTAGCTGCCGACTTTGTTAATACATTGTTAGATTACGGCATTAAAGAATCAACCCTTGAAAGCCTTTTAGGTGTTGATCCTTATCTAGATACCGCAATTGAATATTCAATTGACGGCGAAGAAATTGAGGAAGATGACAACTACGAAGATGAGGAATAAATGAATTGGTATGACAAGGTTAGTAAAGATATAAGCAATATTCCAAATGCTGTAGCCTATTATGAAGCTGAGTTAATCGAAGCAAAAAAAGATGTACGCATAGCAGGAAACATTGAGAAGGCAAGTTCGCAAATGCCTGGTATTGTGGAAGAACGCTTTAATCAACTTCAAGAAATTGAAGGTATCCTTGAGTACTTAAACATTGAACTTCGTAGGCTTCGTAGCCAACACTTTCGTAAATATCTTGAAAGTTATCAACGAGCTTTATCTTCTAGGGACTGTGAAAAGTTTGTAGAAGGTGAAGCAGATGTTGTAGACTTTGAAAAGATTATCAACGACTTTGCTCTACTGCGTAACAAGTGGCTAGGCATTATTAAAGCACTTGATCAAAAACAATGGCATCTAAGCAATATTGTTAAATTACGGGTATCAGGATTAGAAGACGCCAGTCTTTAAATATCCTATAATATACGCAGATAAATATCTGTATGAAACGTATTGTACTAATCACAGGGGGTTTCGACCCCCTTCATTCTGGGCACATCGCCTATATCAAAGCAGCTAGAGAACTAGGCGATTCGTTAATTGTCGGAGTTAACTCTGATGATTGGCTACGTAGAAAGAAAGGGCAAGAATTTATGCCCTGGCAAGAACGTGCAACTATTATTGCAGCACTTCATGATGTTGATCGGGTTATTAACTTTGACGACAGCGATAATAGTGCCAAGGATGCTATTAGGAAAGTGAGAGTAATACATCCATCTGCTCAAATAGTCTTTGCCAATGGTGGAGACAGAACAAATGACAATATTCCAGAAATGGATATTGTCGACGACAATCTACAATTTGTATTTGGAGTTGGCGGATTTAACAAAGCCAATTCTAGCTCGTGGATCTTACAAGAATGGAAAGCACCTAAAACAGAACGTCCCTGGGGCTATTACCGTATTCTGCACGAAGTGCCTGGGGTAAAAGTTAAAGAACTAACAGTCGAACCGGGAAAAAGTCTAAGTATGCAACGACACCAATACAGATCGGAATATTGGTTAGTTAGCGAAGGAGCTGCCGTAGTAAATCGTTGGCACGAAGATTACGATCTACCTCCTGTAATACTAAACAAACACGATGAATATTGTATTACTACAAACGAGTGGCATCAGTTAACTAATCCTAATCAAGAACCTGTTCGAGTAGTTGAGATACAATACGGTGAGCAATGCATCGAAGAGGACATAGAAAGAAAATGAAAATATTCATTGGATATGATATTAGAGAAGATGTTGCCTATCAAGTATGTGAACACAGTATACATAAACATCAGCCTCAAGCAGAAGTAGTGCCATTGAAACAGAGTAAACTTCGCAATACAGGAATTTATACTAGAGAAGTAGATACCTTGAGTTCGACAGAGTTTACTTTTACAAGATTTTTAGTACCTTATCTTGCAGGATATCAAGGATGGGCTGTGTTTGTGGACTGTGATTTTGTTTTTGTAGACGATGTTAAAAAACTTTTTGATCAGGCCGATGATAGATATGCTGTAATGGTGGTTAAACACGATTATACTCCTAAAGAAGGTATAAAAATGGACGGCTGTAAACAGTTGCCATATCCTAGAAAAAACTGGAGCTCGATGATTTTATGGAACTGCGGCCATGCTTCTAATCAACAGGTTACGCCAGACCTAGTGAATTCACAAACAGGACAATACCTTCATAGATTCCAATGGCTTAACGATGCAGAAATAGGAAATTTAGATCCCGAGTGGAATTGGTTAGCCGGATGGTATCGAGAACCACAAGACGGAACACCTAAGGCTATACATTATACCGAAGGTGGGCCTTGGTTTAAAGAATATCGGCAGTGTGAGTATCACGAGGTATGGAAACAAAATCTACGCGAGATGTTACAATGATATTTCTTAGCAAAGACGGAGAAGATCCGTACATATTACAATTTGCTCAAGGTTGCGGCGGCAGAATTACAAATACCAAAGATTTCAAGTATGAAGATAGTTCAGACACTATAATCTTAAGGGGTATTCTTAAAAAGAAAATAATATATCAATGCTGGAAAGATAAAAGAGATTTTCTTTATATGGATACTGGATATTTCGGAAATGAAATTAATGAAAGTAATCCCAGCGGTTGGAAATACTGGCATCGAATTGTAAAAAATAATTTACAGCATCACGAAATCATTCCTCGATCAGATGATAGATGGCAAGTATTTGGTAAAAAATTACATCCTTGGAAAAAACAAGGTCGAAAAATTTTAATAGCCAAGCCGGATGAAAAGCCTTGTAAATTTTATAATATCAATCTAGAAGAATGGACAAACAATGTTGTAGATACAATTAGAAAACATACAGATCGTCCTATAGAAATAAGAAACCGTGCAGCTAATCGAATTGATAGAACTGTATCTAACACATTGCATCAAGCACTGGACGATGATGTGTTTGCCCTAGTAACATATAATTCAGTAGCAGCTACCGAGGCTGTGATGTACGGAATTCCTGCATTTACACTTGCACCTAGCAATGCTGCATTTCCTGTTACAAGTCAAGATTTAACTAAAATAGAAACACCTTATTATCCCGATCAAGATAAAATTCATTCATGGGCGTGTCATCTTGCCTACGGACAGTTTCATCTTAATGAAATTAGATCAGGTAAGGCCAAACGAATGTTGGAAGAACTATGGTAAAAGAATTAAGTTTAGAAGAATCTCTAATACAGGGATCAAAGCATAAATGTACCGGCGATATCAATGATCTTTCAAAACCTTACGTGGTTAGAGGGATTGTAAAAAAAGATCATATGTTAAATTGTATGCAGAATCATAGAGATTTTTATTACATTGATACAGGATATTTTGGAAATTTTCCTAGTGTAGGAAACAATTCCGGAAAAAAAATATGGCATCGCATAGTAAAAAATAATGTACAGCATTGTACAACCATCGACCGACCGTTAGATAGATGGAATGCTCTTGTAAAGCAAGATCCAAGGCTGCAATGGACCGGTTGGAAAAATTACAACAAAAAAATATTATTAGTCTTGCCTAATCCAAAAGCTTCTAGATATTATGACATCGACTGCGAGACTTG